TAGTAGTATCAACAGCACCTGGGGCTGAAGTTAGAACAACTGTACGAACGACTTCACGGTTGATTTCAGCAAGGATTTCAGCAGAAAGAATGGTTGAAAGTTCTGTTTCTGCATCTAGACCATGGATTGCTTTTAGATCCTGGGCTAGTTCGATTGAATATTCAGCCTTTAGAGCGCGTGAGTTTGCAGTAACAGTAACCTTATCGATTGAGAAGGCCATCTGAGCAAAATCGTTGCCTAGTGTGGTTGAACCTAGCTGTTCAGCATATGAGGTCTGCATACCACCTTCAAAGTTGTAGGTCTGTGAGTTACCTGAAACAATGACAGTGTTTGAAACGCCATAGACGCCACCAAGATCGCTTGAAGCACCACCGACAACCTGTGTGTTACCAACAGTTGTATTAGCAGTGATAGAAGCGTTTGAGCCGTAGTATGATGACTGGGCAGTGTTTGGTTCGTAGTAGAACGCATCGTTGCCAGCCTGGTTTGAATACTGTGGACGTAGAGCGAAGATTAGCCCAGTTGGACCAGTCATTGGCTGAACACCGCAGATGTCATAAGCGATTAGGTTAGGCATCGCACGACGAACTAGTGAGATAAGCACTGGATCGTAGTTTAGTGAACCACCTGAAACGTTAGTTGGGGCTGAGTCTGAAGTTTCTAGAAGTGACTGCATTGAGCCTTGGGCACCAGCTTCGCGTAGAGCGATTTCGGTGTTTTCAAGTAGCTGTGCAACAACCGAACGCTTGTGTGCATCTTGGATCTTTGGAAGATCAGGATGTTCAAGCACTGGGCCCCACTTTGATTGGATCTGTTCGTTGAGTAACATTGTGTTCTCCCTTTTTCTTTCTATTTGGGTTACAGTTATTTATATTTTTACTTTTTTGCAGATTGCGAAATTGCTCTCATGTATACTGACATTGGTCCAGATACGTCTGAATGATCATCGTCATCAGTTTCATAGTCTGTTGCTTCGGTCAAAGCGACTGTTTTCTTTCCACCTTCAGTTGGGAAGTAGGTCTCTTTGATTACACCAAGCTTCTTAGTGAACTCAGTCACGTCTGAATATTCGATGCCTTCAACAAGTGAACGAAGCTTTTCTTGTTGTGTTAGAGGAAGTGTATCAACTGCTTCTGCGAATACTCTATCAACTTCTAGAGAATCGACATAATCCTTCAACTCAACATTTTCTTTAACAACTGAGTTGACGCGGCTTTCAAGATCAATCACTTGCTGTGATAGTTCTTCGATAACATCAACTTTGTCTTCTGGAATATCAACATAGTTTTGTTCAAATAGATCCTTAAGACCATGAATGAAGCCTTCAACGACTTCAGCCTTTAGACCTGATTCAATAGCAATCTCATTATCTGCAACCCATTGTTCGACGGCATATGAGAGATACTTGTCAACGTTCTCTGATAGTTGTTCAATCTTGTCTGCTAGGGCTTCAACTAGATTTGATTCAAACTCTTCTTCGATGCGGGCAACTTCAGCGTATAGACGCGCATTAACAGCCGCTTCAAAAATGGTACGTGCTTTTTCACGTACTTCTTCTGATAGTTCTTCACCACCAAACATGATGTCTAGGTCTTCAGCAGCGATAGTAGCGGCTGATGAACCCTTAGCTGATGTTGGTGAGAGATGCATTTGTGCGATAGTTTCGCCGTCTGACATATCGTCCTTGGCCATTGCACCAGGATTACGGCGAGTAGCTTTGGCTTTTGATGCATCGTGCTTGAAGTTGTCGTCGGTTAGACCCTTGAAGATATCACCGATCTTCTGTGTTGGCATACCTGAAACGTGTGCCATAAGAGCATTGATAGCTTCTGCTTTAGTAGCAAACTGTGGCATTGCTTCTTGACCACCTGATAGCTTATCAGCATCACGACCTTTATGACCATCCTTACCTAGTGGATCGGCTGTGTGGCTGATACCATCGGAAGCGGCGAACTCTTGTAGATTTTCTTCTTTCATTGAACATACCTTTGCGTAGTGGCGTTTTCCGTGAGCAACAGCAGCAGCGTGTGGATGACCTTCATTAGCATCTTCTACTTCATCATAGATATGCTGATGGGCTTCTTCCTTTGACATGCCAGATTTATGTGCATGTCGGGCTGCTTTCTCTGCGATATCGCGAAGATCCTTATCTTGAATGGTCTTTTCTTCCATGACTATTGCTTCCTTTTATTTACTATATGCTATTTATAAAAATGTTTTCGTCGCGAGAGAACTTAGATAGTTTTCGAAAAGACGCATTTGATTATTAGAAATCTCCGTCATCGACATCTTCTTTAGTTCTTTTTTGGTTTCTTCTAGTTTCTCTGCGGCTCTCCAAGAACCAGCAGCAACGTCATAAACCCATTCAACGTTTTCCATTACGCCACGAACGAATGCATTGTGTGCGGAAGGATCAGCAACAATATCAGCAGCAGTGGCAAGCATAAAGTCATCTTGAACGCGCATGATGCCATCGACTGATTTTAGTGTTCCCATGCCACGCGATGAAACGCCTAAGTTTGCGCCTTCATCTAAAAGATTCTTTACAATCAATCCCATTGGTGTTTCTGTGATCTTTGCTTTACCAATGAAGTCTGACCCTTCTTGGCGAAGCGACTTGATCATCATGCAAACACGATCTAGATTGATTGATGGACCAGCAGGGTGACCTAGTTCACCGTATGCGCGATTTGTTTCAATAAGTTCTTTTGTGTAACGAGCGACTTCTTTAGCAAGAACTTTTGACTCATAGATACGACCGTTCTTGTTAGGGCGATCACCCATGAGAAAAACACCTTCAACATGATATTGCTTCTTGCCACCTTCAGTGGCTTCTTTTAGAACATCAAGTTTGCTGTCTAGCATTTCGCAAATGAGTTTCATCTTACTTTACTCCGTGTGCTTTGCGAATCTTAGCGAGTATTGCACCAGCAACCTTTTCGCCGCTCTCTTTTGAACCGTATTTCTTACCAGCTTTAGCAGCAATCATAGCAAAGCTTTTGCCTGGTTTGCCCAAGTCTTTGCCTGCGCGACCAGCTTTAGCTGATAGGACTTCTTCTTTAGCTAGTGCTTGCTCACCGTTGTTTTTGAAAGCAGTTGGCTTTGCTGTATCGGTGTTGTCTTTGTTTTCTGAACCGTCATCGTCTTCATCGTCACTATCTTCGTCCTTAGTGTCCGAGATATGCTTTGCGACTGAGTTGACAAAGTTCTTGGCTAGTTCTAGTTTTTCTAGAACCCAATCAGGAAGCTTTGCGTTGTCTTCAATGTTTTCGTATAGTTCGGCGGCTTGTGTGGCAATCACTTCAAGATTGTCACGAGCGGCAGTTACAGTTTCGTCTGCACCTTCGTCGCTGTCATCGTCGCCAGCATCTGAATCTGTGTTCTTGTTGCTGCCGTCTTTGCCCATTCCTGGCTGATCTGATGAAGATGATTGACCTGACCAACCTGGGCTGTCTGAAGTTGCTGGAGCAGGAGCCATTGGCTCACCTAGTTCTGATAGATACGCTTCACTGGTAACAACCTGTGGTGGAATCTTTACATGATGCTTCTTTTGTTGCGGTTCTGATGTATCATCACCAGCAACTTCTGAGGTTTCATGCTCTGAACCATGCGTAGACATTGCACCTTTCTTTTGTGCATTGACTGGTTCTACCTTTACCTTACGTGCAGCCATAGCAACTACAGATTCGGCAACTTTCTTTTTGATTTTTTCTTTGTTTGTTTCGCCATGTCCGTTACGATATGCAGCTTCGTCTTGGCCAGTTTCATAGTCGGCGCGGCGAGTTGTATCATCTTTTACGCTACCACCATCAAAAGTGTCTTCATTTTCTTTTGGAGACATATTTGGCTGATTGCATCTAAGTGTTGGATGTGCTGCACCAAACTTCTTAATGCCAGCTTTAGCTGCATCACCAAGAACGTAGTTGGCAATGTCTTCAGCAGGAGCCTTGACTAGTTTACGAGCCAAGTCCTTAGGCTGATTTGGAATCGCCATCTTTGATTTGTTGTCTTGGTCAGCCATATTAGTCCTCTGTGTTAAAAAACTTCTTTGCTACTTCAATCTTCTTATCGTCTAGGATTTCTGCAACGCGATCCTTTAGAATAGAATCAACGGCTGCTTGAACTCCGACGATATTACCGTCAATAGCAAAGTTAACGATATCTGATGAATCATAGTCTGACATAATATTCTCCACTTTTTGATTATTCTTATTTATATTTATAGTATTACTGACTTAGCTGAGGTTCTTCTGGCCCACTTTGTTGTTGTCCAGGAGGTCCAGCTGGTGCACCAGATCCGTCATCAGGCATTTGTGGCTGAGGAAGTTGTGCTTGAAGTTCCATTTGTTGTTTCTGCAACTCAAAGTTCTTCTCTACATCTTCTTGCATTTCAATCTGCATCTGTGCAATATCATCATCTGATAGCTGTAGGATCTGCTTCTGTACCCACTCTTCTGAGTAATACTTACCAACATATGGATCAACTAGAGCAAGTGTATTGATTCTGTTTGTAATGATTTCAGCTTGTTTCAACTCTGCGAAGTAGTTGTCAACCTGAAAGTCAAAGTGAATCTTATTGTGAATGTCTTTCCAGTCTACGTCTGAAATAACACCAGTTAGAATAAGCTGCTTTTCAAGTGTCTTGTAGAATAGTTCTGCAAACTTGGTACGAAGGCGAAGAATGAACTTCTGAAACTTCAACTCATCGCGGCTGATTTCAGATGAACGCCCTAGATTGAATCCAGAGTCGCTGATCATGCGAGACACAGGAACGTTTAGCGACTGATAAAGTTTCTTTTCAAAATATTCAACGTCGGCTAGTTCGCCTAGGTTCTGACCTGAAGGCAATGTAGTAACCTGAGTACCACCACCATCAGCACGGCGAGGGAACCAGAAGTCTTCTAGCATCGTCATAAACTTACGATCATCACGAATGTTGCCTGTCGTGGCATCGTAGATCAAGCGGTTTTTGTGCTTGACCATGATGTCGCGAACATACTGCTCGGCTTTCATTTTTGGTAGATTGCCAACATCGATTGAGAAGATACGACGCTCTGGCGCACGAGAGATACGGTAGATGACCGTAGCGTCTTCTAGAATACGAAGCTGGTTAAGTGGCTTGATTGCTTTGTGTAGATAGCCAAGGACGATTTTATTATCCTTATCGACCACACCAGATGTGACGTGAACGATTGAGTCCTTGGCGATCTGTAGCCCCTGATTGTCCATACCGGTAGCAGAAGCGCCTTTGAAGCCGCGTTCATTATACATGTAGAACTCTGAGTCTGTTACGTTAGTGTAAATCTGACCTTTACGAACACGCTTGACTGGACGGATCTTTCTGATCTTACGTGGGTCAATATAGCGTAGTTCTTTGATGCCTGAACGAGGATCATTGATGTCGATCATCACGTGGTAGTATAGACGACCATCAACGTACCAACGCTTGAAGATTTCGTAGCCGTAGTTATTAAAATCAAATAACTCTGAAACTTTTTCCCATTCTTGAGAAATGCGTTCTTTGATATTGTCGGCATATTCTAGATCGTCTAGATTGATTTCGACAATCTTTTTATTGTCTTCTTTGACAATCGCTTCCGAAACGATATCATTAACCGCCAGTTCTACTTCTGGCTGAATAGACATTTCGCGATACTTGGCAACGATTTCGGCTTCAGTTCTAGCAGAACCTTCTAAGTCGAGATACGTACCGTAAGTACCACCAGCAGAAACAACTAGAGCCCCATCATCTGTCTCTCTAGGAGCAAATGATGGGATGTCTAGTTGTTCTTCTTCTCTTTTAAATTCCCAACCAAATAACTTTACCATTACAATTCCTTAGTAGACGTTTTATAATCTACTTATATGTCATTATTGTGTAGATAGTGTTGATGTTGTACCAGAAACATTGTAGTAATCATATTGGAATGTAACATTGAACTCTTCAATCTGATCAGTTGCATTCCAATCTAGACCAATAGCAGTGATATCTTGTGGATAAATGCCATCGAATGTATAGGTACGAATTGTATTACCTTGACGGTCATACTGGTTTACAATAGCAGTAGATTTGTATGCTAATGTATCATTAAATCCAGCAGATCGAATGTTGGTCTGTAGAGAGTTGATCGCATTTGACCAATTCTCCAAGGCGTCACGAATTAGAAAGTCTTCATCGTTGACTACAGTTACTTGCCATGGCTGAAACTGACGGTCGCCCGCTAGATTGATTTTACGACCAAAATAAGGAACTTGATAGTTTCCGAGTGAAACTTCTGGAATAGAAGATGCCTTTACAAGGAAAGGCACCTTAATGTCGGCAACTGTAGTTGCTGGATTAGTAAACTGTACGCTGAATAGCGACTGTCTAGCGCCTCCATATGTAAGTTGCGATTTGAAGTTATTGATATCAAAACTCTGAGCCATTGTTTATTCTCCTATTTCTTTCTATTAAAACTGTCCAACGATTTCAGAGAAATCAACACCTGACCTTACGGCGACGAAGTTCAACTGGATATAGTTGATTGATCGTGCTGGTTTAATATAAATGTCGCCAACGAACTGATTTGCATTGATGACAGCAGGAGTATTGTTCGTAGAATCGCATACTACCTTAAAGTCTTGAATGCCTTGTAGCCCTTGAACTTGCTTCAAGAAAGGAGTGACAAGCGAAACAAACTGTGCTTGCGTGAATGAGTTGTTGAACTCAAATAGCAAGTTCTGTGCGGCTTGTGATATTGTCTTTTCAAGAATAATGAATAGACGACGGACGTTGATACGATCAAAGGCAGATGGATTTGATAGTGTTTTATCACCATTCAAGATTGTGCCCTGACCTGGGAATGTCACAACTGGATTGACGCCTAGTGGATATAGAATATCGCGATCTGCTTTAGTTGGATTATAAGAAAGTTTAACGATATTCTTGATCTGGCCACGATTGAAACCAGCAGGTGACCACCATGGATCGCGAACATTATCGGTAAATACGCATAGACCAGCGATGTCTCCATTTAGTGGAACATAACGATATACGTCATTGTACTTGTCGTACTGATATTTGTAGCCAGAATCCATGACACCATATGAAGATGCTGTTAAGCCAGCACGGAAGTTTTGAACAGAAGCAAGTTCATTACCTACGTTGTTGACAACTGATGAAGCATTTGGTGAAATGAACACAACGCAGTCCATACGTGGCTGAGCAATGTTCTGGATTAGATAGTTGCCAAGTAGCGTTCTATTTGTTTCGTCTGATTTCCCGGTCATTAGAAGAGAAATCGAAGCGCGTTCGGTTGACTTATAAAGATCATAAGCGGCAGTGATTGCACCGATGTTTGATCCAACATTGCTTTCTGAGAAGCCATCTTGACCGCCAGCAAAAGCGATAGTTGTAGGAACAACATCAGTTAGTGTTGTCATATTGGCTGAAGTATTGGCATATGAAGCAGTTGGCAGGTTTGTTACCCAAACATAGTTTGAGTTTTGATTTAAAACATTTAGATAGTAGCTAGTTGCGCCGTCAACGGTTTTCGCATCAGTTGCGCGTGATAGCCCCTGAAATACTTCTAGGATTTGCCCTGGAACACCAGTAAACTTGCCTAGTGTATCTGCGACAACAACGTGAATGCTATCGACAGCAGCACTATTGCCATAGTTCTGACCGTAGTAAGAAACCGCTGGTGCGCCAGTTACAGAACTGTAATACTGCCATAGACGACCAACATTGCCTGATGCAACATATGGAGTTGATAGTGTGTATGGAGTATAGAATGAAACGTTTAGGAACTCTTGTGCAGCCTTGAATGTTGCTGAACCGGTTGATCCTGTGAATGCGCTTGATAGAACAACTGATGTTGAACTTGGAACTGAAACAATAGTTGTGTTGTTAGCAAGACCAGCAATAGAAGCACTTACAGAGAAACCAATGAGAGCATTTGACATTCCACTTAGGCCAGTAACAGTATTTGACGAAGCGGTAAAAGTTGCGCCAGCATTGATGACTAATGAAGGAGCAGTGCCTTTTGATGCAACTTGTAGTGTCTGTGTACCAATTGATGAGTTGCCAGCAGTAATCCAATCGCCAACAGTCAATGCTTGATATGCGGCATATGATGCTAGGTTAGCAGCAACAGTAGCAGCATTGATGATTACTGAAGTATCGTTGAATGATAATACAGCAGTATTTGAGTTGAAAGCGAATGTGGTATTTGAGATATTCACCAAGTTTGATGAATATGCGTTAGCAGTATCAACCGTTGAGATTGTAAGGCTGCTACCGATTGCACCTGGATACTTTGCAGTATAGAGATATGTTGGATTTGAAGA